CCCCTCGCCGTCAAGCCTTCTCGACAGCAAAGCCCCATCCCTTCGCCTGCCCTGCCGCCTGGCCCAGCCCATGCGTGTGCTCCCGATAACGCTCGGACTGTTGACCAGCGCTTGGCTCGCTAGTGCGGTAGACACCCGAACCCGCCTCGATCCCGCTTGGCTCCTGGCCTGGCGGCGCGCGCGAAAGGGGGAGGGGGGAGTGGGCGAATTGCGGAGCGCCGGCATATATATATGACCCCTCAGGTCGACAATCTCAGGGGTAAAGGGCGCCAAGGTGTACCCACACTCAGGCTCTCCGGTGTACCCACAACTCCGCCGCCGGTCCCGCTAGGGTGTGCGCACAGACCAGTCCCCCGTCCGATAGGAGCCCGCCTGTGCCTTCTGACCCCCGTTCCGCCCCCGAGCCACCCGACACCGACTCCGACGCCCGCCAGCGGGCACACGACGCGCTCAGCAGCGCGATCGTGGCCCGGCCCCGACCCGGCAGCGCCAGCCGGCTCCCGGCCGAGCTGCGGGTCAACCTCAGCCTCTTCACGGACGCCCTGCGCGCCGCCGGCGTCCTGATCGAGGTCGGCCGCGGCGAGCGGCCCGCCCACTACGGCCGCCCGGCGGCAGCCGAGCGGCACCGGCACGGGGCGACGAGCCCCTACCTGTCGTTCGCCGGCGACACGGCGCCGTTCGCCAGCGGCACTCGGGTCCGCAAATCGCTTGCCGGCGCGACGGACATCCCGGAGGGCCTCGAGGGCGAGGTCCGGCAGGTCTTCAAGCAGGGCGGCGTGTGGCTGGCCGACGTCCAGTGGGACAACGGCGGGACCAGCACCGGGATCGACTGCGGCTGCCTCGAGTTGGCGGGCGGCGTGCCGGCGATGGCCAGGGCCGTCGACGAGCTCGCCGCCGCGGCCGAGGCTGACGCCGAAGCCGCCAACCAGCGGTTCGCGCGCCAGCTCTTCACCGACTCCCCGCCGTCGATGTCCGGGCGCGTCGCCCGCGGCGAGAAGCGGCCCGCCTGGTGGGGCGAGCCGCCGGCGCCGGGCACGCGGCGGAAGCTGATCGGCGACGTCCTGCGCGTCGAGGACGTGCTCAGCGAGTCCGAAATCCGCGAGTTCGCCGACGCGATCGAGCTGGCGCTGATCGAGGTCGAGGGCGCCGGCCGCGACTCCGATCGCTACCGCGGCCGGGCACGGCTCGTCGGGCCGCTCGAGGGCAACTTCCTGCGGACGCTCCTGCGGGCCTGCCTGGCGATGCCCGACAAACTTGACGACGACGAAGCGGCGACGGCGCGACGGCTGCTGACGACGCTCGAGCAGACGAGTCCGCCGTGGGAGGTCGAGCTCGAGGACGTCGCCGCCGCAGCGAAGGCAGTCGGCACCGCCGCGCTGAGCGCCCAGGACTTGCTCACCGCCGCGCAGCGGCTCCCCGAGGGGGACTACAAGCTGCTCGAGAGCGCCCTTCGGTGGGACGTCGAGGACTTGGAGACGGCCCGCAGGCTCGACGTCGAGGGTGTCGCGGAGGACCGTGGCGACGGGCTCAGCGAGACGACCGGCCAGCGGATCGCCCGGGCCCTCGAGACGCTTACGACCACCGCCGGCGGGGCGCTGCGCGAGCTGCTCGATCGAACCGCGACGGATCGGGAGGCCCGCTGATGCGCGGCGTCGGCTGTCTGCTGTTCGTCCTGGCTGGGATCGCCGTCGACGCGGTGATCGTCTTCGCCGTGATCCGGGTGCTCTCGTGAAGCCCCGCCGCACGGTCACTTCCAACCACGTCCTCAGCCTGCCCGGCGGCAACGAGGACAACGACCTATGGGTGACGGTCGGCCCCGCCAGCCCCGAGGATCAGTCGCCGGTGATCTGCTCGACGTGGGAGCTCTCCGCCGAGGAGAGGGAGCGGGTCGCCGCCGGTGAGAACGTCGAGCTGATCGTCTTCGGCACCGCGCACCCGCCGGTGCAGATGCGGCTCACCAACGTCCCGATCGGCGGCGGCGTCAGTCGCAAGGAGGTCGTCGAACGGCTGCGCGACGCCGGCAACGGGCCGCTGGCCGACCTCTTCGAGACGAAGACCACCGTCGAGCTCGCCGAGGAAGTCGAGACGTGGGGGTTGCCGCCCGACCTGCACAAGGAAGTGCTCGCCTTCATCAAGCTCATCGGCGAGGCCGAGGCGAAGCAGCCCGACGAGCAGCTCGGCGACGTCCTCGCGGACCAGGCCGACACCTTGGCGCGCGAGGACGAGTGGCCCTACGACGACGACCCACCGGACCCGCTGTAGCAATGGCGCGCCGCGGCCAGGACTTCAAGATACGGCTGCTCGACGAGGAGGCCGCCGACCTCGACGCTCGAGCCGCCCGCGACGGCTTGGCCAAAGCTGACGTGATCCGCAAAGCGATGGGCTGGGCGCCGGTCAACCTCGTCAAGGCGTCGCCCCCGGCCGCCGGCGACACGCCGCCGCCACCGTCACCATCGGCAGCGGACGGACCCGGCATGGCGGCTGCCAGCGAGCTCGCCCGCCGGATCGCAGCACGTCAACAGAAGGGGTAGCCCGCGGTGGCCCGCAAACGCGATTACAGCTTCGAGGAAATCGACCTCGCTCTGACCGCCTTTGCCTTCGAGGGCGGGCGCGAACGAGCGACCGAGCGGCTGCTGCTCGAGGCCGGGCTCGGCCACATTCCGCAAGCGACCGTGCGCACGTGGGCCTACCAGACGCACCCCGAGCGCTACGCGCGGATCGCCGGCGAAATCGAGAAGCAGGTCCGCGCCCGCCTGGCCGACACCGCGCTCCGGCTGGCGGCGACCAGCGCCGAGCTCAGCGAAGACATCTTGCGGCGGATCAGGGAGGAGTTGACCCGCCGCGACGACGAGCGGACCGCCCTCTCGCAGCGGCTCGCCGACGTCGAAGCTCGGCTCACCGTCCTGCGACACGACGACACTGAGGAAGCCGAAGAGGAGAAGAAGCGCCTCGAGAACGATCGGAAAAGCCTGTGCTCCCAACTCGACGCCCTGAAAGTCAACCTGAAAGAGCTCGCCAAACTGCTGCACGAGGCGGCGGTTCAGGGCGGCGTCGCCACCGACAAGCACGCGATCCTCACCGGCCGCCCGACGCAGATCGTCGAGCACGACTTCTCCGAGATTCGCGCGGCCCTCGAGCGCAAGGGGGTCCGCCTCCAGGTTGGGCAGGGACAGCCTTCTTCCTCGCCCGAGCCCAAGCCTGCAGCCGCGACACCCGTGCCGGTCGAGCGCCGGCTGCCGCCGGGAGAGTCGCGTGACGCCGGCGCCGACTCCTGACGGCTACGCGCTCGAAGTCGACGACCCGGCGATCCTCGACGATCCCGAGGTCGTAGAGCTTCTCGCCAAGGCCAACGCGAGCCTCGGCGAGAACCCGCTCCACCAGTACGTGCCGCACGAGCGCCAACGGCACTTTCACGAGCAGCGGCTCAAGACCAAAGTCTTCACCGGCGGCAACCGCTCGGGGAAGTCGACGGCAACCGTCCTCGACTGCCTGATCCAAGCCGTCGATCGCGACGCCGTGCCCGAGCACCTACGCCCCTACCGCCTCTGGGACGACGACAAGTTCTACTGCCGCTTCATCACCCCCGACTATGGCCGCGCGTTCCAGTCGGTGCTCGAGACGATCTTGCTCTGGTGCCCGCCCTCGCAGATGCGCGGCGGCGATTGGGAAAAGGCGTTCAAGGACAAGGACAAGGTGTTCTGGTTCGCCAACGGCAACTTCTTCGAGTTCCTCACCCTCGAGCAGAACCCCGACGCGCGCTTCGGCGGCTCCGCCCGTCACCGCGTCGTCTTCGACGAGGAGCCTTCCGGGTCGAACGGCCAGAAGATCAGGGAACAGTGCGCGATGCGCTTGGCCGACTACCAGGGCGACGAACTCTTCGGCTTCACCCCGCTCTCCGGCGACCTCGGGTGGGTCTTCGACGAGTTCTGGGAGACGACCGCCGAAAGCGACGACGCCGAAGAGCTCGCCGATCGCGTCTGGGTCAACCGCGAGCTCGGCGTGCTGATGATCCAAGCCGACATCGAAGAGAACCCCCACCTCTCCTCCCAGGGCCGCGACGAAGCGCTGGCGAAAATCCCGCTGCATCGCCGCGCCGCGATCAAGTCGGGCGAGTTCAAGGCGGCCAAAGGGCTCGTCTACGAGGATTTCGAGTCCCACGTCGGCGGCCTGCACGTCGTCGATGAGCGACACATCGAGCCCGAGTACGTCGCCGGCCTCGAACAGCTCGACGGCATCGACCCCGGCCAGGTCGAGACGGCGATCCTCTTCTCGGGCATCGACAAGCACAACCGCCTGGTGATCTACGACGAGCTCACCCTGTCGGGCCGCACCGCGATCCCCGAACACGCCGCCGAGCAGATGGCGACGAAGCGCGAAGGCTGGGGCCTCGACGAGCTCGCGAAATACAACGTGATCGACCCGGCCGCCAAGAGCCGCGACCTGGCCAGCGGCGAGCGGGTCGGCGAGGCGTGGATTCGCGCCGGCGTCCCGGTGCTCTACGCGAACAACGACCTCGAAGCCGGCGTACTCGAGGTCAAGCGCCGGATGAACCACATGGTCGAGTGCGACGAGGCGTGCTCGAGCTGCGACGGGACCGGGCTCGAAGCGGGCACCGCGGACGGCGACTGCCGGACCTGCGGCGGCTCGGGCCGGCGGACCCGCAAGCCCTACTCGCTGATCGTGATTTCCTCGCGCTGCACCAACCTGATCCGCCAGAAACGGAAGTACCGCCAGAAGCCCAAGGAGGACGGCAGCTTCGGCGTCGTCAAGGAGGACGACCACGCCTGCGACGTCGAGCGCTACCTGGCGATGGAGCGGCCGATCCCGATCAAACGCAAGAGGCGTCGTGCCAGCCAGGTATGGGTTCCGGGCACCGCGCCACCATTCAACCCCGGCCGGCGCCGCCAAGGCTCGGTCATGGGCAAGTTCACCTAGACAGGAGGCATCGTGAAGAAACCGA